ACGGCGCGGCGCAGCCTGAACTTTTTGATTGGTGAGTGGGCGAACCGGGGCATCAACCTGTGGACCATCGAGCAGGGTTCTATTAATCTGGCGCAGGGGGTAACGACCTATGATCTACCTGATGATACCGTTGATCTTATTGAGCATGTTATTCGTACTGATTCCAACCAAGGCCCTAACCAAACTGATCTGAACATCACCCGTATCAGCGTCTCAACCTATTCGACTATCCCAAACAAGTTAGCGCAAGGCCGTCCGATTCAGGTTTGGATTAACCGTCAGTCGGGGCAAAAAGTTGGATCGAATGCGGCAACGCCGAAAGCCCCGCAGATTAATGTGTGGCCTGCGCCGGATCAGGGTACAACGCAGAATCCGTACTACGTGTTTTATTACTGGAGACTAAAACGCATTTACGACGCTGGTACCGGTACAAACATTATTGATATTCCATTCCGCTTCCAGAACTGCATGGTAGCGGGGCTTGCTTATATGTTGGCCGTGAAGAAACCCGAGGTATCGCCGGATCGTGTAATGGCATTAAAACTTATGTACGATGAAGCTTGGAATTTAGCCTCTGAAGAAGACAGAGAAAAAGCTGCGGTTCGGTTTGTGCCACGAGAAATGTTCTTCTAATGGGCAACAGGTTTAGTTCAGCTAAAAACTCGATTGCGGAATGTGACCGCTGCGGGTTTCGTTACAAGCTGAAGGAGTTGAAAAAGCTGACGATCAAGACTAAGCAGGTCAGTATTAAAGTGTGCCCGACGTGTTGGGAACCAGACCAGCCACAATTGCAGTTAGGTATGTATCCAGTGGACGACCCACAAGCTGTACGGGAACCACGCCCAGATGTAAGCTACAGACAGGCAGGATATACAGGGCTGCAGTTGACGTTGAATACCGACTTTGGTGACCCGTCAGGTGGTAGTCGAATATTTCAGTGGGGCTGGGCACCGATAGGTGGGGCAAGCGGAAATGACGCGGGGTTGACGCCCAATGCTTTGGCCCCTAGAGGTATAGTAGGTAGTGTAACGATTACATAGGAGTCTATATGGACAGCATGAAAAAAGTAGCCAAGGCAGAAGTCAAAAAGCATGAGAAGCGTATGCACAAAATGGCCAAGGGCGGCGTAACTAACGACCAGCTTAAATCCATGGGACGCAATCTGGCACGTGCAGCAAACCAGAGAGGCCGATAATGGCTAAATATTCACACAAGCAGGGCGGCAAAGAAATAGGCCAAGCTGCGGTTTACGCGGAGCCACATACCATGGACGGTAAAAAGATTACGGCGCAATCTACACAGAACGAGATTTCTGGCGTGGGCCATATGGATAGCCTGAACGTTGGCGTAGGTACAGTCAACAAAGGTAACATTAAACCAGCAAAAACAACTGGTATCAAGATTCGCGGCACTGGCGCTGCAACTAAGGGCGTAATGGCTCGTGGTCCGATGGGCTAATCATGACGTATACCGAACTGTTCACTATCGTTAAGAACTACCTGCAAAACGACTTCCCCACAAATACGTGGACAAGCGTTACAGGGGCGAATCCGCCCATTACTTCTACCGGTACTGAACAGATCAATACGTTTATTACCCAAGCTGAAGAGCGTATATACAACAGCGTTCAGATTCCAGCACTGCGTAAGAACGTAACCGGCGTAACTTCTGGCGGCAATAAATACTTGTCATGCCCAAACGACTTTCTGTCCGTTTTCTCGATGGCGGTTATCGACGGTAGCGGGAACTATGAGTATTTGCTGAACAAGGATGTGAACTACATTCGGGCGGCGTACCCCAATCCATCATCTACTGGCTTGCCGCAATACTACGCCTTGTTTGGCCCCACAGTTGCATCCAGCGTCATTACAGACGAGTTGAGCTTTATTCTTGGCCCAACACCTGACGCTGTCTACAACGTGGAGTTGCACTATTTTTATTACCCCGAGTCAATTACAACTGCGGGTGCTTCATGGCTTGCCGATAACTACTCACCGGTATTGCTGTATGGCACGTTGGTAGAAGCGTACACGTTCCTAAAGGGCGAAATTGATTTGACTGCGCAGTACGAGAAGAAGTATCAGGAAGCTATGGCTCAGTTGAACCGTCTGGGTACAGGTCTTGAGCGCAATGACGCGTACAGGGTCGGGCAGGCCAGCATGAAAGTGAATCCGTAATGGCTATCCAACAAGGACTCACAAACAGTTTTAAACAAGAGATGCTCCAAGCGGGGCAGAACTTGGCGACCGACACATTGAAGATGGCGTTGTACACCGCGTTTTCTGACATCGGGCAGTTGACCACTGTTTATACAACAACGAACGAAGTAGCCGGCACGGGCTACACAGCAGGTGGCGTAGTCATGACGGGTGTGACAATTAGCACACAAACAACTGGGCCTAATGCGGGCACGGTTTACGTAGATTTTGCTGATGTGTCTTGGCCGGGAGCTAACTTCACTGCGCGTGGTGCTTTGATCTACAACACTACGCAGGGTAACAAGTCGGTAGCTGTTTTAGATTTTGGTTCGGATAAAATTTTTAGTAGTGTAAGCAACACCGTTACGATGCCAGCAAACACGGCAACGACGGCACTAATTCGTTTTCCTTGAGGAGATAGGTATGAACAACGTAAAAGCAATTGCGGGCGACAGTGTTGATGCCGCAGTAATCAGACCCGCTACAGAAATCGAGCAAGTTCATGCTGGCGGCGTATTCCATATTCTTTGCTACGACAAAGACGGTAACTTGAAGTGGGAAGAAAAAGGTCCCAACCTTGTGGTGGACACCGGGTTGCAATACATGGTCTCTACTTCGCTGGATGCCGCTGCGCAGACGACTGTGTGGTATCTGGGTTTGATTAGCACTCTGACTTCAATCGTTGGTGGCGATACCATGGCTTCACACGCCGGTTGGACTGAAGATACTACTTATTCGCAAGCAAACCGTCCGACAGCAACATTTGGTACAGCAACAACTGCGAACCCATCGGTGCTTGATAACTCTGCATCGGTAGCTGTGTTCTCTATTAACGGCACAACCACCATCAACGGCGCGTTCCTAACCAGCAACAACACCAAAGGCGGCACAACTGGCACGTTGTTTTCAGCCAAAGCATTTACTGGCGGCGCTCGTTCAGTGATAAGTGGTGACACTCTGAATGTGACTTACACCTTCAGCTTGACCGGTACCTAATCATGAAGATTGATTTTTTCTTTGACACTCAGTACGGCAAGTTCTGCGATGCCTTGCACTTGCCGGATGACCACACACTTACTGACGAAGAAATACAAGCGATGAAACAGCAACGGGTAGACAACTGGATAGCCGTTGTTACCGCCCCTCCCCCAGAAGAAGTAGTGCAAGAACCACCGGTGGAGTGATGAATGGCAGATCGTTATTGGGTTGGGGGCACGGGTACATGGGACGGCACCAGCACAGCTAACTGGTCCGCTTCGTCGGGGGGCGCTAGTGGCGCTTCTGTGCCTACGGCGGCAGATAACGTATTTTTTGATGCAGGTAGTGATGCTGGCGGTATCTTCACCGTCACGATGGCGACAACCCCACGGCTTTGTAACGACTTCACAGCGTCTGGTCTTGATTTCACAATGACCCTAGCGGGTACGAGCATTGGCTTGACCGTTAGCGGTAGTCTATCTTTTCCTGCGACAAACTTCACCCGCACCTACACAGGTGCGACCACATTTAACGCCACTACCACAGGCAAGACAATAACGACTAATGGCGTTGCTTTTGGTGGAGCCGTTACGCTTAATGGTGTTGGGGGTGCATGGACACTTGGCTCTGCGTTAAGTACGGGTACGTTCTCGTTGATATTAACAAGCGGCACGTTTGATACTTCAGCAAGCAATTATGCGGTTACTGCTGGATCATTTACATCAAGCAATTCCAATACAAGAACAATAAACTTAAATGGATCAACAATAACACTAAACATATTCGGCACTGCTTGGGATATGACAACCAGCACTAACGCAACATTAAACGCCGGTAATTCACAAATAAATCTTGGTACAACTGGTTGCATTTTTGAGGGCGGCAATCTTACTTATTACAATTTGTCTTTTACATCAACAACAGCGACAGGAACTGGAACAAAAACAATTAACGGCGCAAACACATTTAATAATCTTACTTATGCAACGGTTTCAACGGTTGGGCTTAATAATAATTCTTTTGGTGGAAACCAGACAATCAACGGAACTTTGACGGTTACTGGCGCTAACAGTAATCAAAGAATGTTTGTTCGTTCAGACACAACAGGCACATCCCGCACACTAACTTGTGCAGCTATTGCAGCAATGACTGATGTTGATTTTCGTGACATCACAATAGCAGGAGCGCATGGCACGTTATCTGGTACTCGCTTGGGTGATTGCAATGGGAATAGCAACATTACCTTTGTAGCGGGGGCGAACAAATATTGGAACTTGGCAGCAGGCGGCAACTGGAGTGATACGGCTTGGGCGTTAAGTTCAGGGGGTTCTGTTGCCGCTGCAAATTTTCCGTTAGCTCAAGACACAGTCATTATTGAAAACACGGGGCTTAACACAAGCGCGACCGTTACCATAGATGCTGGCTACAACATTGGAACACTAGACACATCAACACGCACTAACGCAATGACGTTAGCTTCAGGCAGCAGCCTTCCTACGTTCTATGGAAACTTCACGTATGGATCAGGCATAACACCTACCGGTACAAGTACTTACACATTTAGTAACCGAACCACAAAAACATTAAATTCTGGTGGTAAATCATTTACACAGCCTATATCCATTATTTGTTTCGGTGGCGGTATTCAGCTTTTAACTAATAATCTGACTTTAGGCTCAACACTTACAACTAATTTAACGCGAGGCACGTTAGACCTGAACAACCTGACGTTAAGTACAGGCGTGTTTAGCTCAAGCAACACCAACACGCGCTCCATAGCATTTGGTACAACCGGAAAAGTCGTCCTTACAAGCGGGGGGACTAGTCTGTTGATGGCAACTGCCACAAACTTCACGTTTACCGGCACATCAAACATATCAGCGGCGATGTTTTCAACAAGAACGTTTAACTTCGGCGGGACTGCTGGAGCTACAACTTCTAACAGACTGGACATCAACCTAACATCAGGCGCGTCCACGCCTACGTTTACAGGGTCATTTAGACAAATCAACTTTACAGGATCAACGTCTAACCCCGGCGCACAAACCATCAATTGTCACGGGTTTACGCTTGCATCGGGCGGGACGTATACAAGCACTGACTTTACAACTGTTGGTAGCGGTACGCTTACTTCAACTGGCAAACAAATTGACACATTAACTGTTAACGGCGCTGGGATTACGACCACCCTACAAGATGCTTTATCATGTGCACCTAATTCTAAATCTCTATTAACTGCGGGTACGTTAGACCTAAACAACTTTACTTTTACAACTGGTGCATTTAGTTCAAACAACACCAACACGCGCTCTATAGCGTTTGGTACATCTGGTTCTATAACGCTTACTGGAACCGGTGCTGCCAATGATGAACTAGAGATGTTAATAGCCACAAACTTTACGTTTACCGGCACGTCAAATATTGTTGTTGGTGACATCACCGTGGACACTCAGTTACGTTTTGGGAGTACTACCGGTGCTACATCGTCCAATAGACTCAACATTACTCTCACCACATCATCTGATCCTAATAGACGTATACGATTCTTTGGCTTTTTTAGGGATATTAACTTTGGCTCTATTACTACAACCAATCCTATTACCGATCCTATTTTTTGCCACGGATTCACGTTATCTGCGGCCCCCGCTATTACAGCAGCCGACGTTATAATGGTAGGTACAGGTACATTAACGTATGCAGGTAATCGAATTAACTCATTAACTATCAACGCAGCCGGAATTACAACAACCCTTGCTAGTGCCGGTCTAAATGCTACGACTACGCTAGCCAATGGGACGCTTGATTTAGCTGGGTTTACTCTTACAAATACCACCTTTGCAGGAACTACTACTGGCACAAAAAACTTGACATTTAATGGTGGAACTTTAGTTTGCTCCGCCGCAAGTGCTACCGCTTGGAATAACGCACAACCTACCGGCTTTACTACCACAGCAGGTACTGGCACAGGCACTATTTCCATGACTGCTGCAACTGCCAAGACGTTTGTCGGCGGTGGTTCTACTTACAACTGCACGTTAAACCAAGGCGGTGCTGGAACGCTGACCATTACTGGTGCAAATACGTTTAACGATATTACAGAAACAGTACCAACCGCTAATCAGATCACGTTCCCTGCTAGTACAACAACTACAGTTAATAACTTCACTTTGTCTGGCTCATCGGGTAACTTGGTATCAATTCGCAGTTCTACCCCAACCACGCAGTTCACGCTCTCCAAGTCTTCTGGAACAGTAAACGCATCTTTCCTTGATATTCAAGACAGTAACGCAACAGGTGGCGCTACTTGGAATGCTTCCCCAGCAAACGGCAATGTTGATAGTGGGAATAACACGGGGTGGCTTTTTGGCGCTTTGTACGCAGTCAGTATAGATGAGGCCGCTACTGGCGCGGATGTTATTACGTTACTCTTAATTCGGGTTGGCTCAATATCAGAAACAGCTACAGGCGCAGATACAACAAACAGCCAGTTAAATGCAGTAGGAGCCGTTTCTGAAACAGCCACAGGCGCAGACGAACTCACCAATACTGCGTCACTACAACTGTTTGTAGCCGAAACAGCCGCAGGCGCCGATGCTTTCCAAGGCAACATAGAAACTACTTCGGCAGTCTCAGAAACAGCCACAGGTGCAGATACAACAGCTACAGCATTAACCCGAGTAGGTGCGGTGTCAGAAACAGCCACGGGTACGGATACAACAGTCAGTCAGTTAGATGCGGTATCCTTTATTGATGAAGGCCCATTGTTTTTACAAGCGACCGCAGCGTTACCTGTAGGCACCTCGTTTACAGGCTCGACAATATTTGACAACACTTCTGCCGGAGGCGGGCTTGCAGTTGTAGCGAACGGCACGGGTACAGGCAGTGGCGGCGGGTTTAATGCTGGCGGCAACTATATTTTATTTTCGGGGGTAAATACACGGTCAGTTAAAACCATACCCCTTAATTTAACAACCTGTTCAACGTTCAACTTCTCCATCATTCGAGGCAATGGCACCAACGGCGGAGAAACACCAGACGCAAATGAAAATATTGTCGTTGAATACAGCACCAATGGCGGAGGCTCATATACAACAATCGCCACCATATTAAATACCGCAGCAATCACAACATTCACAACACTGTCCTACAGTATGCCTGTAGGAGCAAAAACGGCATCTACTATTATTCGTTGGCGGCAAGCGACTTCCGCACAAAGTAACTTTGACCAGTATGGTATTAGGAATTTTGTATTCGGGGAAACTGGCGGTGCATCAGCCGCAGATACAACAGCATCACAATTAAATACATCAGGCGTAGTCTCAGAAACAGCTACAGGTGCAGATACAACAGCATCACAGCTAACTACTTCAGGCGTAGTTTTAGAAACAGTCACAGGCGCAGATACAATAGCCAGCCAACTGGATGCAATAACCTCAGTTTCAGAAACAGCAACAGGTGCAGACATTGAAGCCGCTACGCTAACTCGGGTTGGTGCAGTGGACGAAGCCGCTACAGGTGCAGATACCGAAGCCGCTACGCTCACAAGAGTTGGCGCAGTAGACGAGACCGCGACAGGCGCAGATACGACCGATACACAGCTTGATGCGTTTGGTGGCATCAATGAAACAGCCACAGCAGCAGATGCGCTGACCACCCAACTGGACGGGGTTGCAGTAATTGACGAGACCGCGATAGCCGAAGCGTTGGCTGTTGGCAACATCATAACTACTTTGCAAATTAGTGAAGGCGCGACTATTCTGGATGAGTCGCTGGTACGGCTTTTGTGGGAACTAATTAACGACAATCAGTTGCCGGGATGGCAGGTAGTACAGAATGCGCAGGGCACGGGCTGGACGGTAATTAACACCAACACAGGAACAAGCTGGACTGATATTGATACGGTATGATTGATCCTTTGACAATTGGACTAGCAGTTGCGGGCGTTAAGGCGGTTGTCACAGGTATTAAAGAGGCCGCTACCTTGGCCCGTGAAGCGTTTGACGAGATTAACGGCGCAGTTGAGTCAGGTAAAACGCTGGCCGACTCCATGTCGGGGGTGACTAAGTTCTTCTCCGCCGCTGGCAAGTATGAAACTAGCAGAGCGCAGTTAGAAGAAGCAAAGGCGGCACAAGAAGAGGCGGTAGAGCGGGGTGAGACGGTGGCTGACCATATGTCAGACGCCGAGTATGTGATGGAGTTGATGGCAATAGACCGGCAGATTAAACAGTACTACGCCGACATCAAGCACATCTTTATCTATCACTTCCAAGAAGCTGGGATGTGGGACGAGTTCTGGCAGCGGATGGATAAGGTGCGCTCTGACCGTGAAGCCAAGGCAGAAGCCAAGCGCCGGGCAGAAACTGAGAAACGGTTGCACGAGAAGGCGGTGGCAATGAAGAAACGCCGCGCTAGACAACACCTGATTGATAATGTTGAGATGGTGGGTGCGGGCATTGTGATTGTGGGCATCGTCTTTGTTTTCTTTTGGGCGATGTGGTGGATGTTCCAACAAGGAGGTTGACATGCTAGGACTTGACGCGCTGCTGGGTATCGGCGGCAAACTGATTGATAAGCTAATCCCAGACCCGGAACAGAAAGCCCGTGCGCAATTGGAACTTGCCAAGATGGCGCAGGATGGTGAGCTTGCCAAGATGGCGAATGACACAGACTTATATAAGACTGAGCAGAATAATGTAACTGATAGATGGAAAGCGGATATGGCGGCGGATAGTTCGCTGTCAAAAAACATCAGGCCGCTAAGTTTAATTGCCATTTTTGCGGGGTATTTTACTTTTGCAATGATGTCTGCTTTTGGGTATAACGCCAATGAATCTTACGTTCAGTTGCTTGGGAATTGGGGGATGTTGGTGTTCGGGGCATACTTCGGCTCACGTAGCCTAGAAAAAATTACTGAAATACGTGCAAGAAAATGAAGACTTGTTCTTGTTGCAAAACAGAAAAACCGTTGTCTGCGTATAGTCCTGATGTTCGTACAACGTTAGGTGTGCAATCCAGATGCAAAATCTGTATCGCGGAAGCGGCGCGTATGCGCAGAGCAAAAAATCCGGAGCCGCATCGAGAGGGCGTAAGAAAAGCCGTAAAGAGACACTACGCTAAAAAACTGCAACGCAATAGGGATTACCGGGCAAAAAATGCAGAAAAAGTATCTGCATGGAAAGCCGCCGACAGAACACGTAATAAAGCGCGTATTTTGGCGGATAACGCCATGCGAAGAGCTAAATTGCGAGACGGAGGTATAACGCCCGAAGTAATTTCAGTTTATGCGTTGCGGGATTTTTACCGGGCTATGTCGTTGGGCGAAGATTTTCACGTCGACCACATAATCCCACTTAGTAAAGGCGGCGCGCATGCGGCGCAAAACTTACGGGTCATACCCGCCATAGACAATTTGCGAAAAGGTGCGGCATAAAATGAAAGAGAACTTTGACGACGCCTTGAAGGCGATACTCAAGCATGAAGGGGGTTTCGTAAACCATCCCAAAGACCCCGGCGGCATGACAAACCTTGGCGTGACCAAAAAAGTCTGGGAAGAGTGGGTAGGCCACCCTGTTGACGAAAAAGCAATGCGCGCTCTGACGCCTGAGACAGTAGGCCCGATGTACAAAAAGAAGTACTGGGATGCGGTCAAGGGTGATGAGATGCCGGACGGTCTGGACTATCTGATGTTTGACTTTGCGGTCAACGCTGGGCCGGGGCGGGCGATCAAGACTATGCAGAAAGCCATCGGTGCCGCCCCTGACGGGGCTATTGGCCCCAAGACCATGGCGGCATTAAAAGCTGCCAATCAGAGCGAATTAGTGGCAAAATTCAGTGCAGAAAAGGAAGCGTTTTACCGCAGTCTGCCTACGTTTGCGACGTTTGGTAAAGGGTGGCTGCGCCGGGTGGCAGAAGCCAAGACCCACGCTGAATCCATGCTGGCTTAATAAGGAAATCCGATGCCTTCAACTTACTCCCCCGATCTACGGATCGAACTCATGGCTAACGGTGAAAAGTCCGGTACATGGGGCACCATCACCAACGACAACCTTGGCGTTATTATTGAGGATGCAATCTCTGGCTTGGCGTCGGTCACTACAGTCTCAGCCAACCAAGCGCTAACTGCCCAGAATGGTGCGGTAGACCAAGCCCGCTGCGCGGCGCTGTCCCTTGATACTTCCACGGGTGCCAACTTTGCGGTGTACGTCCCCCCGGTTACCGAGCTCTACGTCATCATCAACGCCTCGGCTTATGTAGCCACTATTTACTGCTCAACGGTTCTTGGTAATACCACAGCAGCAGGTACAGGCGTAGCTATCCCTACGGGAAAAAGCGTCTTGCTTCGCGCTGACGGCACCAACATTGTCGAGCAGTTAAACCATGTGGTTGGAGCCTTTAGT